TCTAATCATATGCTCGTTACTAGGTCCGATTATTGGTATGTCGTATTGTCTTTGAAACGTCAATAAGCCTTTTAAGTACAATGGCACAAGTATATCTAGCACACTTGTTTTGTCTTTGTAATCTTTAGGTAGAGTAGGCGTCTTCCAGAAGCCTTTACCTTTGATTAGTTCGTTTAATATCTCTTTATGTTTTTTCAATAGTTTCATTATATACCTTTCTTTACATAGTATTCATAACCATGTTCTTCAAATTTTTTTTGTGTAAAGACAAGGTTGTCGTTATCCAAATGACTTCTATATCCTTTGAAAATCTTTTTACTAGTTCTACCAGGAAAGTTAGTTAGTATATCTTTTTGTAGATGACCTGTATAGTATAGTTCCCACTCTTTTATGTTATTGTTAAGTACCTTGTCAATAATGACAATACCTTTTTTGATTTGTTTTTGTAGCCACTCATCAATGTGGTTCTTCTCACCGTTTTTCATAATATATTCTTTCTTATAATTGTAAACCTAAGTAGTTTACTTTTGGACTAAACGACCAAAACACATTATTGTGATTGCCCGAGTCTCCCAGGTTTTGCATTTGGTACAAATGTACCATTTCATGTACTAACGTGTCCATAAAATCTCTTTTATCAGGATATGTAGGTAACATCTCTAATTTGTATAATCTAGTACCTTTTCTTTTCCATTCAAAGGTTACTACTTGTCCTACACACTTCTCTCTTTGTAAATCTTTTATTTCAATTTGTCCGAACGGACTTAACTTGCTATTAAAAATAACATTGTTTAGAATTTTGAAATACTTTTTAATATCTTTATAGGTAGTCTTATATTGACGCTTAGAAGAAAACTCCTTTTTAAGAGCCTTTTTCAACTTCATTGCCTTCATTTTTCTAGTTGTTATTTTCGCCATTTAAAATTGCCTCTTTGTATTTCTCGTCAAGTTTTAATCTTAAATCAGCGGCAACACCATCAAGTATTTGTGGTAAGTATGCCTGTAATATAACTACAGAATCAATCATAAATTTATGTGCAAGTTTTTCAAGTTCTTGCTCCATAATATATGATGTATCAATATCTGTGCCTTTAATAGTTTCAGAAATAACATGACCAATTACTGCCTTGTTATAATCATCTGCCTTGGCAACATTAAAGATAGACCAAGACCAAGTATAGACAAATAATAAAAATAAAATTAAAAAAGATTTACGCATTGGCATGAGCCTCGTAAATTACTTCATCAACTGTATTTTCATCAATACCTAACATTGCAATATTATCAACATTCATAATTTGATTTCTAGCGTCTGTTCTAGTAATCTCACCAGATGTTAATTTAGCAATAATGTTGTCAACTTTAGTTTCAGTAGTATCTTCAATCCATTGTTTTGTTTTTGACATTATATATTCTCCTTTGTTGTTTTCATATGATAATAATATCAGAAATCAACAAAGAAATCAAGCAAAAAATGGACTAATAATGTAGATAAATCAATGGTTTATAGGGTGCGACATCTTGTCAATACACCCTATAATTGAATTTTATAGAATCACTCTATAATATTTATGCTATCCGATGGTTTTGTATTCTTCATTCCATCTAAATGCGTCTTTGACCACAGAATCAGTCAAACCTTTATATATTTTGTTCAGTTCTTTTTCTTTAACTGCAATTAAAAGTTTAGCGTCATCTTTATGTAGGCCTTCTAGCATTTGAATAAACATGGTTTCTTTTTTGGATTTAGAAAGTTTTTGATCAGCGCCTTCTACAAAATGCCATAGTCTTCTGGCTTCTTGGTGTAGTGTTGTATGTTCAGTACCTGCTGGTGCGTCATTCTCTTTGTATGGTGGCGTACCCTCTGGTAAAGCCCATTTAATTTTAGGATCAAAAGCACCTTTCAGTACTTGTCTTAAAGGTACTGAATCGTTTTCTCTTAATACTTCAATCTTTTTTGCTTTGTCTTTGGCGTTGTTTACTTTGATTAGAATTTCATGTAGTAATGGAGCAGATGAACCTGCTGTATCCATACCATGTAATTGTGATGTTGTCATTGGCATAATGCCCTCCTCATTTTGTTATGTAAGGGCGGCACAAGGCCGCCTCTACATTTATTTATGCGTTTTTAAAGAGAGAGATTACGCATTTTTATATGCGAACGGAGTCCCATATAATTTTTTAATACCAGCAGCGATAATCGCTTTTGTTGGTACACCCATTCTGTATGAAGTACCTTTAGCAGTTTGATTAACATAGATCATGTTTCCTTCTGATCTTAATGTATCAATTAAAGCTCTTGGTGAACCTAAATCGAATTTAGTTCTTAAAGACTTCCAAGATACTGGCGCACCTTTAGATAAAAGGTTTAAAACTTTTTGTCTTTTTGACATAGTTTTTCTACCTCTTGTAGATGTCTTTTTTGATTTTGATACGATTTTCATTGAATCGTTTGAGAATAATGATTTAAACATTTATTCACTCCTTATTATATAATGTGCCTTATTTAAACTATTGAATACTAGGCACGTT